GCAACTCCAGAGACCAACCAGGAGAACGCAGGTCAGGCTCCCGAGATGCCCGCGCTGAGTTGGGATAAGAACTAATCACGCGCACAAGCGCAGGACTTTTTTGAAAGCAAACTGAAAGGAGTGAAACATGCCTATTGCACGTCGAACCATTGTAGTCCGAAGCGATACTCCCCGGAGTGAAGCAACGGCAACAGCTGTTGTCATTCAGCCTGGGTTCATGCTTCAGTATCACACCGTGACGGACCAGGTGAGGGCTCATGCCGTCGCTGGTGGTTTGGGTGGCGCTATCTTCGCCATTGAGAATGACGTTGCTGGCGATGGTGTCTCTGACGCCTATCTGGTCAGTGAGCGTATTCAGTACCACAGTTTCAACAAAGGCGACCAGGTACTCTGCCAGATCGCCAACGGTGAAGCCATTGCGATTGGTGACTACCTCTCCAGCAATGGGGATGGCAAGATGAAGGAGTACAAGAAGGATTCGAGCGCAACGCTTGACGAGGAGTATGCGATCCTCGTAGCACTCGAACCGTGCGACATGTCCACTTCCTCCGGCGCTGATGCGGATGGCTACTGCTGGGCTGAGGTGATCTAAGGAACCTCAATCAATTTTCTGTTTTTGAAATTCAACGAAAGGAGTTTTATATGCCTGCAGGAGCACAAGTAGACATTATCCAGAATGGTCAAGGTTTTGGCAGTGTTGCACAGCGACTCATGGCTGGTGGGTTCCAGGTGAACTCATTGCGCAACAACGGCCTACTCGCCGGTGACGAATGGAAAGTCATCGATAAGGCGCTGCTCGATGCAGCGAAGTCTCGCCTGGTTGGTGTCGCGGACCTCATGTCCCGTGGCCTGACCTTCAACCCCGGTACCGGTCTCGGTCAGACCTTGCTGGAGAGCTACAGCACCAGTGACATGGATGATGCTGAAGTGGATATGGACGGCACGACTCGTGGCCGTAACGACCGGATCGAGTTCGGTACGGACAAGCTCCCGTTGCCGATTATTCACAAGGACTTCTTCATTCCCCTGCGTCTTATCAACGCGATGCGCAATAACGGCATTGCTCTGGATACGACCAGTGTTGAGAATGCGGGTCGCTCGGTCGCGGAAGTCATGGAGAACATCCTGTTCAACGGCGCAAGCTATTCCTTCGCGTCCAGCAACATCTATGGCTACACGAACACCCCCAACCGGAACACCTACACCATCACGGACTGGAACTCGTCCGCGACCAATGGTGCAGCCATCGTTCTGGAAGTCCTGGGCATGAAGGCAGCGTCCACAGCCGCGAAGCATTATGGCCCGTGGGTTCTGTACATCCCCACCGATTACGAAGCTGTGATCGGGGATGACTACAAGGCCGCGAGTGACAAGAGCATGCGTCAGCGTCTCTTGGAAATCGAAGGCATTTCGGATGTACGAGTCAGCACCAAGCTCAGCGACAACAATGTCGTTCTCGCTGAGATGGCCGCGAACACAGTCCGCATGGTCGAAGCTCTTCCCCTTACCACGGTTCAGTGGGATGACGAGGGCGGCATGCGTGCGAACTTCAAGGTCATGTCCATCAATGTTCCGCAGATCCGTGCGGACCAGGCAGGAAACAGCGGCATCGTTCACGGCAGCGTCTAGGCTCTGCCGCTCCTCCACGAGGAGTCGGGGGAACGCGCAACCCCCGGCTCCTTTCCCTCATCTGGCGCGCAATGAGGAACTATCATGGCAACGAAAGAAAAACCCACCACGAAGAAGCGTTACAAGTTCAAGGTCATGCAGGGGAAGCATACAGAAGAAGGCATTCTGTACGGCAGAGGCACTACGAACGGTTCTGTCATCGATACAGACCGCAACCTCGGCAAAATCTTTGTCAACAAGTTTTCTCTCATCACGGACGACGGGACGGAAGTTGTTCCGGCTCCAGATACATCCATTCCAGCAGAGACCACTCGCAAGAACCAGTACACCATCACCAAGAAGGGTGCTGGGTATTTCAATGTGGTATCGCTGGATGACGATCAAATCCAGAACACCAGGGGACTGCGACGCGACGATGCAGAAGCGTTGATTGCTGATCTCGGTGGTGAGCTGGTTGATGCAGATGAAGTTACCGGACCAACGGATCCGGAGTAGAGATGAACTGGTCTGTTCCAAAAGCTTGGTTAGGTGGGACCGCTTATATAATTGGGGGCGGTCCTTCCCTAACCGATTTTGATTGGTCTCGTCTCCAGAGCAAGTATGTCATCGGCTGTAATGATGCATACCTAGTTGGCGAGAAGCTTTTGCACTACTGTATTTTTCACGACCAATGCTGGTTCGATTTGCACGAAGACGGTTTAGCGAACTTTAAAGGGATTACGGTCACAGCATACAAGAACGCACTGCGCTATCCTGAGTGGGTGCGTGTGCTAGGTAGAGAACATGGCGGTTGGAGTACGGACCCTAGAATAGTCGCATTCAATTGGAACGTCGGGGCGTTGGCTTGTAATTTTGCAATGCACTTGGGAGTCACGAAGATTGTATTGATGGGCTTCGATATGAAAAAGGGCGCGCACGGTGAAAACAACTGGCATCCAGAATACAAAAAGACAGCTACCAAGGAAACGTATAGGCGCTTTCGAGGCGGCTTCTGCCATGTCCGGGGTGGATGTGGTGTCGCTGGAATTGAACTGGTCAATGCGATTGTTCCATCGATCGGCAGTGACCTTCCAGGAGTGCAGCAAGTTCCGATTGAAGAGGTGCTCAAATGATTAAGATTGCCTGCGTCTACAAAACTGGTGGCGTGTACAACCTGGATTATGTTGAGCGGCTGAGGAATCAGTGCAAACGGAATATGACTATTCCTTTTCAGTTCGTGTGCTTATCAGATAACACGAGAACAAAAAGACTTTCGGGCGTTCAGTATCTTCCGCTGAAGTATGGCTGGGAAGGTCGCTTCAGCATGCAGGAGATTTATGCAGTCACAGGCAAGGTGATGACCCTCGGTCTGGATACGGTCCTCACTGGTGATATTACTGAGTACGCTTTGCTGACCGAGCGACTGGCCGAAGACCAGTTTGTGCTACATCGTCCCTTCAATGATTTGAATAGGAAACGGGGGCAGTGGGCAGATGGGTTGATGTGCTGGAACGGCGACTGGTCCCATATCTCTGAAGCGTATGTGGATGCTCATGGAACTTACATCCTTGAACAACAGCATACCAGTGCGCTTCTCCAGAAGACCGGAGTGGATATTGTAGATGCGGACGCCCACGTACTAGGCGGGATCGTTAGCTACAAGAAGCATTGCAAAACAGGTGTACCAGAGAATGCAAGAATCGTTTGCTTCCACGGGGAGCCGAAACCACATCAACTCAGCGATGTTGAGTGGGTGCAGGAGGGATGGCGATGATCGATCCTATCCTTATCGTTGGCTGCGCTCGAAGTGGCACTAGTCTCACCGCTGGATTGATTGCACGTTGCGGTGTCTGGTTTGGTAAGACTTGCGGAGTGACAAACGCTAACCCGAAAGGGCAGTATGAGAACGAGCCCATCAAGGATGCTTTAATCAAACCATATCTGGTTTCTATTGGGTGTGATAAGCTGGGGCAGGACATTCTACCCACGGATGACCAAATAAAGCCCCATAGGGAGCTCTGTAGTCGCCTGTGTGCAATAGTATCGGGTCAGGGGTACATCGGGGGGCCTTGGGCTGTGAAGGGCGCTAAAATCGCTTTAATATGGGAACCTTGGCACGCAGCCTTCCCGAATGCAAAGTGGGTGCTTGTTCGTAGGGAGAAAGAAGATATCATTGCCAGTTGCATGCGAACAGGTTTTATGCGGAAGCGTTCCTCTCATGCTTCGTGGCTGGAATGGGTTGAGCATCACGAAAGGCGTCTTGCTCAGATTAAGGCTACTTGTCTGGCCTATGAATTCTGGCCGGACAAGGCAGTCAAGGAAAGTGATTCCGAAGCCAAGAACATGGTGGCATGGCTCGGGCTGGAATGGAACGAAGCAAAGGTCTCCGGCTGGATTGACCCGACGCTGTGGAAGGGAGCAGGTAAATGAGCTACACACTTTCGGATGCTGAAGTCAAGGAAATCATCGACACAACAGTTACTCCCTTGACAGCGTTCATTACGGTAGCGAATCAGATGGTGGCAGACCATTGCTCTTCTTTGGAGGATGCCAACCAGAAAGAGATCGCACGATGGCTGGCAGCGCACTTCACTGCGATGCGGGAGCGTCAGCTTGAATCCCAGAAGATCGGGGAAGGCGAAGACCAGTATGAAGGCAAGTTTGATCTTGGCCTGAACTTCACGCAGTACGGGCAGACAGCGATGCAGCTGGATAGTACCGGTGCGCTTGCACGCTGGAACAAGCAACTGATCAGCGGGAAGAAAGCTGCGAGTATCAACTGGCTCGGTTACGATGACTACGACACAACCCCATAAGGACTGAATGATGAATCTGACCAGGAAGATGAATCAGAACGCAATCTACTGGGCTTCCACCGTTCCAGATGGATATGGGAACGACAGCTTCAGTTCGCCAGTGGATGTAGCGGTCCGCTGGGAGTACAAGCAAGAGCTGTTCATTGATGCGAAAGGGGAAGAGCACGTCAGTATGGCCTTCGTTTATGCGATTACAACCTTTGTCCTTGGTGGCTTCCTTCAACTCGCTGAAGTGGATAGCGTAACTCCATCAACTCCGATAGGTGTAACGGGTGCTTTCCCGATTCGGTCTTTACTCAAGACTCCCTCAGTCCGTGGAGATCAAATTCTGTACAGGGCGATCCTCTAATGGCTGCACCGAGAAGCAGAGCTGGCATCGCTGGGGCAGTTACCGTCATTGCAAACTTGCAGAAGGTAAGCAGGAAGTCCGTTGGTGCGTTGAAGCGTGGACTGTTCAAAGCTGGAATGGATGTGCTTGGTGACGCACAACAGAATGCTCCAGCGGCTACAGGAAATTTGAAAGGCAGTGGATACGTAATTTCACGCGGAGGCACAGGAGGTTTGAAGCAACCGAATTTCAGCGGGGATGATGGGGCCGATGTGCAGAAGCTTCAGAATACTTTCAATCAGTCCGTCGCAAAGAGCCGGGAGATACTGCGCAAGGATGAAGTACCATCAGTCATGGTTGCCTTCGGCGCGTTCTATTCTGTGTTCGTCGAAGAGACTCACGCTACACGAGGGAAGTTCTTGAGGCGTGCGTTAATGGATAACAAGGCACACATTCGTAAAGTGGTGGCGGATGAAATCAAGAAGGCACTTTGAAAAGGAGATGCGTTATGAGTAAAAGATTTTGGTTGGTTATGATTTGCGCTGGAATGCTGACACTAAGTGTCGGCTGTGAAGAAGAGAAGGTAGTCAAGACGCTTGACGGCGTGCGGCACATCATGGTCGCAGTGGACGACTCTATCGCTCCCGCTGAAGTGGACCTTATCACTGATGCATTCGAGGAAGCTACTGGCGAGAAGCTTTCGGTGGACGTCATCGAAAAAGGTGAGAAGCTTTCCGATACTTCTACCAACGTGCTAAAAACGATGGGCGTGACTGTTACTGGGCTTGCTCCTCTTGCTGGGCCATATGCTCCTCTGACTACTGCAGCCGGTCAACTGCTCATCGCCTTCGGTGCGATTGGCGGCGGCGTGGGCGCATGGTTTAGACGTCAGCGTAACAAGACAGCCAAGGCTGCAGTTGAAGCCGCAAACGAAGTACTCAAGGGCGGAACAGCATTGACGAAAACGGCGAAGGCAAACGGCGTCTCTGATTTGGTACATGCATCTTACAAAGCTGTCTCGCTGGAAGAGGCCACAAAGAAGGTCGCGGAAGCAGCACCATTGAAATGATTATTGTATCGAGCACAGCCCTCCTCCTGGCGATTGCTGGGATGGCATGGGCTGTGCAAGATATACGAAGGCTCAGGAAGGACACCGATGAGCTCTAACGATCCACAACAACCACAGGTCTGCACCCAACATACCTCCTATGCAGAGGCCCACAAAGAGACACAGCGGATGATGAAGGAGATGCACGAAGCCATCATAGGAACGGTGGACCATCCTGGCATGGCTGAGAAGCAGAGGGGGCATGGGATTCGTCTCAGCAGGATTGAGAAGATTGTCTACGGGTTCATTGGCCTGATTCTGTTGGCGTTTGGTGGTGCGGTTGTGAGCCTGGTGATTCCTTGACCAAGTGCTCTTGTGGTAGACCGCTCAGGGGGCGTGACCATGACAACAGGAGCGGTCAGTGTACGTCTTGCAGGGAAGCCCATGTTCCAGAGCATAAGCGGCCGCGGTGTGAGAAGTGTGGTGTGATGCTTTGGAACATTGACTACTGCCTGGATGGAACGTTGTTGTGCAAGGGCTGTGCCGGAGGTGGTGACTGATGGCTAGAATGTGTATGGTTCCGTACTGACACCGGAGAAGTTGTATCTCTTCTTGAGCCTTGCGTCCGTGACGTTGGTGGGCTTGCAAGTACCTGTGCGGAGGCAGATGAATAATGGGTACGATACTGTGCTATGGTTGACGTATTTGTAAAATGAATATGTGTGGGTGCAGGGATAGATTCGTCCATGCGGGCGAAGAAGTTTGCACCTACTGCCAGATTGAGAAAGGTGCGGGACGAGTGCTTGAGAGGGCGACGATGAGACA